AAAGTTATAGGTTTTGGTTTTCTTGAAAACTTATTTGCATCAATATCAAAAACACCATCTGCTTGTTTATCATTCTTTTCTTTTATTTTAGGGTCTGTAATGATAAAGTAATTTATAGGGTGTTTTGTACCTGGTATTAATTTACCATTTATACTTCTTAATTCAGATGCTAATTGTTGACGCATTGTTTCTCTATAACTAGGTTCAACGTCAAACAATACATTTACATCTAGGTCAGCATCTTCTCTATATCTTTTTGTAAGTATAGAACCTATTAAACTATATTTCAACACAGGAGATTTTTGCTCAAACTTTTTAATTTGAGATTTAATCATTGCAACAACACCTGGTTTTAATTTAGGGTTGTCTGTTTCAGCATCATTAAAGACACCTTTTGCATATGTTTTTCTAGGTATATCTACTATACTCATTTTCTTCTCTTTAATTCTAACTCTCTAGCAATCCACTTTTTTGCTTCATAATTTTTAATTGGTGCTGACATAAGTTGTCTAACAAATTTTGCTACCTTATTCATTGTATTTGTAACTAATTCTTTTGCTGATACATTGTTATCTACAATGATGAAATTTTGGGCAGTAAAAGTATTTTGAAATGCTCCTATATTTCTTTGTACATCTTGCCAAGATTTTATTGTTACATATTCTGGTACTGTTCTTTCTCTTGCTTGATTTCTTTCTAATGCTACATCTAAACTAGTATTTACAAATATCATATAAGTATCGTATCCAAGGTGATTAAGTAAAATTTTTGTTTTGTTTATCTTTCTATAATCATCACCAGTGCCATCTATAATAATTCCTAATCTACCAACCATAGATAAATGTAATGCTAAATTTGTAGTTGCTTTTGCTCTTGCTCTCACCATATCTCTAACTTCTTGTTCATCATCTGGCATCTTTTTAGATAACCCCATTTTTTCTAGTTGTCTTTCAAATGCTTTATCAGAATTTATAACTCTAAGTCCTGTACCAGCAAATGCTTGAGCAGAAACAAATGTTTTACCTGAACCTGGTCCACCTGCTAAAAAGAATGCTTTAAATATACCTTTATCGTATACACCCTCATGCAAATCTATTTTTTTTATTAACTCTTTATACTTCATCCTTTCACCCAATCCTTTGCTATAGTAAAATTTGCTTTACTAAATTCTAATCTGTCTACTAATTTAACTGCACCCTTACTAGATAATGCAACAAAACCTTCTGGTGCAGTTACTCTAAATCCGTCTGGTGTTTTAATAAATGAACCTATACTTTGTATTTGATTCATCTTTTGTAATAAAAATATCTTTGCTCTTTGTAAACTAATGTGACTAGCAATAGCAAAGTATAATGCAGTTTTATTATCTTTAATAAATTTGTTACCTTGTTCTTGTGCTTGTTTAAACTTCTCCTGACCCTTTGGTGTTTTTCTTTTATCTATTTCCCCTTGTAAAGAATTTTTAAAATAATCTTCAAACATAGAAACTAATGTTTTAACTTTATCATAACTATCACCTTTATGATTTCTAATGTAGTAATTAAAAAATACCTTTAGTCTATATGCAACTGATATTGGGTCTGTTGCTCTTTCTTGTAGCATGTTTAATACTGTATTACCTTTTGATAGTGAACCCTCTGCCATTCTAATTATACTATCAAAAGTTGCTAACTCATTTACGTTAAAGTTTGATGAACCTGATGTGTCTGTAAATTTAGCACTCGCCATAAAAACTCTACCTGTGCTACCCGTCATAGAGTAACCGAAGTTTGCAGATAACTCTGACATTTTGTCACCTGTATAACTTGTATGAAATACAATACCCATACTTGCTCTAGAAATTTGTTTACCTAATTTTGAATCTTCTGGTACTGCATATGTTATAGTGTTTGGTGTGAATGATATCATTCTTTGACCATCTATAACTGCGTTCTTTAAATCAGATTTTGTGAATAGCAAATCACCTTGAAGAATAATATTGGATTTAAATACTCTTTTTAGTTCGTTAAATGATACAATAAGTTTATCAACGACACCACCGGAATGATTTTTTTGAATGTCTGATATTGAATAGTTTATTTTAGGATTTTTGTTAAAGACTGACTTTGTTCCTACAAAGAACTTACCATTTTCAGGATTAGTACCAACAAACACTGCTGGTGCTCCGTCCCATTTTACAGTTACGTTAACACTAGTTCTAGAATTACCTTCTAGCATGTTTCTTATAGATTTTAAGAATGCAACTGCTTGTTTACCACCTTCAGCACCTTTATCTATAATCTGGTCTTCAAGGTGTTCTAAATGTAAATTCTTACCTGCTGTTGCAAATGTCTTGAAACTAAGCATATTTTCCTCATTTTATCCATAAACAAAATCACTTTCCCATCCAATATAATCAGTTTCTATTATTTATATAAGTTTACCTCTTGATAGTAAGAAAATCTGGTATTCCACCATTAATTGCCCATACTTGGTTTTTATTTTGAAAATCTACAATGTGTTTAGCATCTTCTTCAAAAAAACATTCCAAGATAATACAATTGGTAGGTCTTTCTAGTATTTGCCATACTATTTTTCTACCTTTCTTTTTCATTCTTTTTACATATCTTAATTTAATCATAATTTAAAATCGCTAAACTTATCATATGCGTCCTCTGTTTTAGAAATGTTACTATCAATTAATGTTTGTGCAGAACCTTCTACATCATACAATCTCATTTTACTTCTATCGACACCAATAACAAATGTTTTATTAACACTAGGGTCATTGTATCTATTCTTTAATTGCTTAACTTTCATCTGACCTAAAGATTCTAATTCATCATTACTCATTAATGCAAACATAAAATCGGCAGTAGCAGGAAGTCCGAAACTTTCTGATGTATCTTCTAAACCAATATCTGTAGATACAAACCCACTTCTTGTGGTTTGTGTTGCACTAAAAATTGGTACATTAAACTCAACTGCTAACCCTCTTAGTTCTTCAGCAATTGCTTTTATGTAAAAGTATGATGATATATTACCACCTTTAAATCTACTACTAGAACAAATATTTAGATAATCTATAAACACAACATCAGGTGTAAAATCTTTTTTCAAAGATAGTTCATTAATTAATGACCTAAAATGACCTGAATGTGCTGATGCAGTAGGATATTCTTTAATAATTAATTTACCTGTTGTCTTCGTGTTTATCTTTTTAACTTTATCATCATACAATTGTTTAGGTACAGTGTGTAAATCATCAACAGTTAAATCTAATAAGTTAGCATCTATTCTTTCTGCAATCTTTTCTTCTGCCATTTCTAAAGTAACATACAATACATTTAAACCTTGCGTTAAATATGCAGATGCACAATGACACATAAACAAACTTTTACCAACACCTGTTCCAGCAAGTGCAATATTTAAAGTTTTAGCAGGAACACCACCTTTAGTTATCTTGTTAAAATAACTTAAATCAAATTGATATTTCTTTTCTTTTGTGTGATACCATTCAAATCTTCTTTCAGCATCATCTATGTAATCGTGACCAATATGATTATCAAATGAAACTGCAAGTGCTTCTGATAAGATAGAAGGTATTGCTTCAGGTGTTCTCTTCTTATCCTTATTGTCAAGTATCTTAATACCATCTAATACTGCATTATGCACTGCTCTATCTTTACAAAACTGTTCACAAGTGTCTAATAACCATTGAATATTAACTTCTTCTTCTCTGAAACCATTAACTAGGTTTTCTACAGACTTACACTCATCTTCATTTATATCTTTTCTTCTACCTATTTCTATAAGTATTGCTTCTTTAGTAGGGTTGTTTTTATATTTAATAATAAACTTTTCTACTTCTTCAAAAAGTATTCTTTCATCTCTACTTGTAAAGTATTCTGACTTAATAAAAGGAGTTACCTTTCTAGTAAAGTCTTCATTGAAAAATAAATTTCTTAATATTGTTAATTCTACTCTTTCACTCATTAAATTTTAATGTCCCATTGTCTAATTGATACTGCACTACTTCTAATAATATATCACCAATATGATTCATAAATTCTTCTGTATCAACCTTTGCTTGATTATGATTTACTAAAATATCATAATCAAACTTCAAAGGTATTTCATCATTAGCATCTGGTTTAGGTGCAAACTTTATATTATTATGTTTGTAAACAACACCATCATAATCTCCACCTAGTAATTGAATACACGCAAAGTCATCATCTGGTTTTTGTACAAACTTATATGTTTTATTCAATCCCGTAAGAGAATTTATTTTTTGCATACTCATCTATCTTTTCCAATACTTCTTTTGTAAAATATTTTTCAGGTTCATTTAGTATTTGTTTACCATACATCTTTGAACCACCAGGTGTTTCATATCTTGTAGATACTTTTTTAAATATACCACACTCTTCAGCAAGTTCTAATAAACCATAATGCTTATCAAGTCCTTTTGTATAAGTTAACTTAACATCAATCATTGCATTTTCTTTTGTTATTCTAGACTTATAATTTTTACAATGAATAATATTACCTACAACTTCTGAACCTTCTTTTTCTTTTCTTTTACTTAGATAGATTATAGATGAGGCGGCGTATTTAAGACCACTACCACCACCCATTTCTTTTTGTGGGAACATTGAACCAATGACATCATATGTATGGTTAGTCATTATCATAGGTATATTTGCTTTACCTAATTTCA